GTTGTATTGCATATTAACCATTTTCTCATGCAAAATTTGTTGCGCCAAATTATTACGCAAGGCTTTCTTATTATCAGGCAATTTAGAATCAACCAATCCAGCAACATCTTCATATGCGCCGCCGTTAATAGACGCATTATAATACATATTAATGTTTGTTTGTCGATTGATAGCCATAATAATATCAGATTGTCCCTGCGCTTTAAATAAAGTCAAAGCGTTGGCAGACGCAATTAACCCCATCTCTAACCTAGTTTCTTTTTCTTCCACTTCTTCTTCAAGTATAAGATCACCATTTTCATCATACTTAAATTCTGTGTCTTCGTCTATAGCACCCAAAACTGCTTCATCTTCTAGCGCATCATAGATTTCTACTACGGGGATAACAGGGATAGGTTTGACATACCCCGGACATGCAGGGTTAGACTGTTCATCGTAACACTCGTCTACTCGGTAACTATATATAACAAAAGCGTCTGACACACTGCCTTTACCTTCAACAGCAATTGAACCGTTGCCCCACTTAGAAGCTGCTACGTTAGCTAGAGGGAAAGACTTAACGATTGTGTTTCCGGGAACCCCTGACCAATCATCCGTTTCACTGAACGTGTATCCGTCACCTTTTGCATTTAGATTACGGATGTGAACTTTCATGTCATCTTCTGGGTTTTTAACTGCGGTGTATCTGTATAGAAGGCCGTTTATATCTAAGCCGGGAATAGATGGCAGAACAGACCCCATACTCCAGCTCAGTGCTGTGGACGCCGCGTTCCCTGATACCCCATAACTATAGGGATCACATTGCGAGTAAGAAGGCCAAAGTGCCAAGAATAACACTAAGCCCTGTTTTAGTTTCAATGTTTTCATTGAACAGCTTCCTCATCGGGTTGTTTTGTTCGTATTCAATTTCGTCGATTTCGGCTTGCATTTCCCAAGCTATCCTAGCCTTATCTCCCACCAATCCATCCTTGGGACAGGGAGTTCCAGCATTCATCATCGCGTCAAACACGCGAGAATCCTGACACATTACGGACACCGCTGCCACTTTCATCCCCATATCGTACATGGTTTTGGCGTTCTTTAATTTTTCACAATTCATATCACGTACAGTGCGACCTGCCGATATGCCTAATATCTGTGTCTGAACTGCACCAGCTACACCAACAGTACACAAATCAGAGTTACTTGCGCTAATCTGCGGTGATATAGCTGATGGTGGTGGACTGTTAATAGTTGTGTCCATTTCACCATCAGATATTACTGTAGTCTCAGTCCTGATTGTATCATCGGCAAACGCAAAACTACCACTCAATAGGAGTAATGCTATTACAAATAAACGTGCCATATTATCCTCTTCTATTCATTCCTTGTCGCTGTACCTCAATCCGTTCTCGATTTACATCGTTTCGGTTTCCAGCAATGTCTTCAGTGCTTTCAATACGAGCCGCATCTGTTACAGCACGTTGTTCCATTCTAGCAGCCTCAAGTAACAATTCAGATTTGTCAGTGTTAGCTTTACGATCTGCTTCTCTCTGCTTAATCTCTAACTCTTGCATACGAATCTTAACCAATGGATCAGACATTGGATCCTGACCTGGTGGTATAAGTTGATCTAATGTTTCCTGCATTATTTCCAATTGTTGTGCTGCAATTAATTTTTCAAGCTCGGCAGGGTTTTGCATCTGTTGTTGAACTTCAGCAATTTGTTGTTGCGCCGCGGCTGGATCAACTGCACCAGACTGTATCTGTTGCTGAACCGTAACAATTAAGTTTTCAATCTCTTTCATCACAGTCTGACGTGCCTTCTGCGAAATGTGTTCTTGAACGTGGGCATAAAAAGTTCCCATAACCTGTGGAGAAGTAGTAACCAAAGGAGTCTTCATAAACATCACATGTATTTTAATGTGGGCATCATGGTCTTGATCTGGAAATGATTGTAGTATTTCACCCATTAAAGCTCTAGCGTTCTCTACCGCGGGATCAATTGGCTGTGGTTCCGGTGTTGGTGGAAGTATCTCATCAATATTCTGCACCTCAAGTGCCATATACATACGTCTATATGCTGCATGTAGATTGTGCATCTGTGGATTAGATTGAGCCAACTGCAATTGTGTTTGCGCTAAAGTAACTCGTTGCGCCATTGAGAAGATGTTTGGATCGCTCACAGGTATAATGTCTACTCGACCATCAAAGTCAGTAGCCATAATAGTTCGTTCTGCTCCAGCTACGTCGTAAGGATATTCCTGCGGTAAGTTTTCCGCAAAAATACGAGCTAGTATACGAAACTCTGTCTTCTGGGCATAATGCAAACGCTTATGAATTGCAGACATAACTTTCATGCCACGTTCTAACATAGCCATAGTCGTGCCAACCGGAGTGTCTTGACTCATGTTGTTTGTTTGCTCATCAGCCAATGAAACAAAACGCCGTCCGCCTTCAATCAACGCACCCAGTAGTTGAGCTAATGTCGCTGAAGGTTCTTTGTAAGGTAGCGGAATAATAGAATCCCGTATGTTGCCACCAGGGGCATCAATGTCCCGCCATTCTCCAGGTTGTAAAGGCTCGTCATCATTACGAACCTTTACTCCCCGAGCCTTGAAACCCGCTGGGAGGTTTGCGAGTGTTCCAGCATCTATTAGCTGGCGTAGAATGCTAGTAGCCGCACGACCTAATCCACCAATCATGTGAATTAAACCAAAGCCATAGAACCCTAGACCAGGCATAAACTTATAATGTACAAAGTACTGTCGCTTTTTAGCTAGATCAGTTCCTTCATCGTAGTTTCTACGAACAGATAGAATATCACCAGACGATTCATCTATTGTAACAATGTACGGTAGCTGAATGCCAGTAGGTTCTCCATCAGGAGACATGTCTTCAAAACCCTCAAGGTCTAAATCAACATGCATCTCCAACAACGTGTAGATCTCGTCAGTATATGTCTTAGATAAACCTTGGATCTCGTCAACTTTTTCACGAACCTCGTTTGTTTCTAAATCACCTGTCTCTAATTCTATGTCTCGATAGAAACCTGCAACCTGCATCTTGCGAACTTGGTTGTAATCCATTCGTAAAACATGCGTAACCCGAGATGCTGTATTTAAATCAGAAGCTGAGTACGGAACAACAAGATCTTGAGCCGGAATAAACTTAGATACCGAGCGCTGCTTGGCCTCATCAAAGTAGACTTTTTTAAATGTTGAGCCCGACAGCGGTAAATAAAACAACAGTTGATCCATATCAGGATCGTATTCGTCCATGATCTCCATAATCTGGTAGTTCATATACGCTTTTACACGATGTGCTTGAGCTTCTCGCTCTGCATCTTGCTTACCCATCACTTGAGTTTGTACAGGTCCACCGGCTGGTAGAAGCTCCTTGTAGGCCTGTGCTTGGAATTGTGTAACACTTTCCGCTATTAGTGGGTGAGTGACGCCAGAGGCCCCTTGAAATGGCTCTGTGCGCTCCTGCTGCTTAATACCTAGCTGATCTAAACCTTTGGTGTAAGCTTCTTCCCAATCAGCGCGTGATGTTTGGTCATCTTCGTAAGACGATCTAAGCTCAGAGGAAAGCTCCCCCATGTAACCGTCATCTAAATACTCAGCAAGGTTTGCTTCATGCTCCATAGGTGCTTCAGCTTCTGCCTCTTGAATCATATCTGCAAGGGATTGAACTATAGCAGACCCATCTGCATTCTGTATAACCTCGGCACCACCCGAGAAATCTTCTGGCATATCCACAGGGACATCGACTGAAGGCAACATTTCATCAGGTCCACCCTGCATTTCTCCAGTATCTACAAGTGTGCCCATGGGGCGAGGTGGCAAGGCCATTAATAATACTCCCGTTTACGCGGAACAAAGTCTTCTCCGCTGTCTTCACCTTCAAGTGATATAAACCCACCTTGACGAAAACGCATCAGTGCTAGTGTCATGCTATCACAATAGTCATCATGATCGCCATTAGGAAAAGAAACTATTTCTTCTATAACTTCATCCGCAAATTTCTTATCTGCTGGTGCCCAAACCACACCCGCTTCGAATAAGGGTGCAACCATGTGCATTCTAGTTACCTTATCACGCCCTTTGCCTGGTGAGAAGCCTAATGCTGGTATTCCTCGCTGACGAAGTTCATCAATCAACGGTTGACCTGTTGCTTTAGCCTCTACAATAACCATATCAGGGTCCCAAAACTCGTGTTCTTCAAAGGCTTTTTCCTTTAACTCAGGGAAATTCCACCTACCACGCTGTGCATCTAGCAAAACTACGTTGTCCGGTCCACCATCTAATGGTTTGAACACTCCCCATGTCGTAATTGCAGAGTAATCCGCTGTTTCTTTCTTAGAAAACGCTGTATCATACGCCTGTAATATGTAATCTAGGCGGGGAATCTTCTCTTCTTCCCACATTTTCCACCACTCACGCTTAATTATAGCAGATTCGGAAGATGTAGGCTGTTGTTGCCACTGAGCCGCCCATTTTCCTACCGGAAGTGACGCTTTAATAGACAACAGTGCGTCTTTTTCCCAAAACTCCGGCCACAATGCGTTACCGCTAGGTAGAATTGCAGGAAATTCTACAACTTCCCACTGGTCTGACATGATATCGCCGCCTTGTTGGGCCAATAAACGGCCTGTCAAGTCTTTTTTACCCCATCTAGTCATAACAATTATGATTGAACCGCCCGGTTGAAGACGTTGTCGAGGTCCAGAGGTGTACCATTCGTATGCATGGTCAAATGCAGTCTCGCTTAACGCATCTTGTTCCGAATGAGGGTCGTCAATGACAAGTAAATCCGCACCACGGCCCGTGATGGCCGCGCCAACACCCGCAGCAAAGTACTCCGCACCCTTGTCCGTGCCCCATTTACCCGCACCTTTATTGTCTTCTTTAAGGTTTGTCCCTGGAAATATCTCTTTATACTTTGGATCATCGATTAAATCCCTTACTTTTCTACCAAACCGAACAGCTAGTTCGGTGTTGTGGGTAGCTTGTATGATTTTTAACTTTGGGTTACGCCCCAAGAACCATGCTGGCATTAGATAACTAGCAAATTCAGATTTAGAATGCCGAGGTGGCATGTTAATAATTAATCGTTTACACTCTCCACGCGCAACAGCCTCAAGCTTTTCAGCTATGACGCGGTGATGACGCCCCTCAATAAAATTATCGTAGACGTGATGAGCAAAAGGCATGAAGTGATCATAAGCTTTTTCTTGTAAATCTAGGCGTTTCTTAGCCTCTGTCAGCGCTAAAATTTCTTTTAACGCCTCCTCGGGTAATGCCTGTAAATTCATGCTCTACGCCTTGATCCATATTGTGGGTTAGGGTTGGTCTGGTAGTAAGCACCACCCGTTGGCCGAACTCGCTCTGGTAAATCTTCTATCATCTGACAAACATACTCACCATTAATTAATACTTTTTCAAATCCTTCTGGACATTCAAATCCGCTGTCGTCTACTACTGGAATATCGTTGTCATCGTCCCCGATATCTACAGTTGTATCTTCACCTTCGCCAGGTTCATCGTTGTCGTCTACCTCAATTGTAACTTCTGGCTCGTCTGGTTCTACAACGGTAGTCACAAACGGGCTTGTAACTTCTGTCTCTACTACAGGTGCTGCCTCTACTACAGGTGCTGCTGCTACAGTAGCAATTCCTGTGGGCTCTGTGTTAAGCTTAGATACCTGAGTTTGATTAGGAACCGTCACTGATGTATTAGCTCTGTTAACTTCGCCTTCAATAATTGTTGGGTCCGTTTCTACTACATCATAAGCCGTTGTTTCTGGTGCAACATCGTAGACAATTTCACCCTCTAATACTTGTTCTTGTATATTATTTTGTGGGTTTATACCAGCAATGC